TCACCATCACCATCACCATCACCATCACCATCACCATCAACATCAACATCAACATCAACATCTACACTATCCTTATCATTATCATTATTATCATACTCATTCTTCCTATTATAATCATTTCAAGTCGCTTCATTTCTTTCCGCTTACCCTACCACCCCCAAATTTTCCAGACCTCATTTTCACCCCATCGACTGATACCGTTTGTTTTAAATAGTTAGGAAACTCGGTATGCTTATTGCATTCTCGCTATCGTCCATGTCAGGAGTTGTAGTATGCGGCCATTGCATAGTTGTAAATAGCAAGGATGCTAATTCTTTTTTATGTTGACCAATCTCAATTGGCTTGGTCCCGGCCAGATGTTCCCGCCTCCGTCTGAGGATGCCAGGCTCGCTTCGTATGTGAAGTACGTGAAATTGTTTGAAGGGAAACACCACGAGGTATGGAATGATTTGTGGGATCTACAGGATTTACAGGATGTTGATCTCACGGCATCTGCTTTCTTCAAAGGATATTACGGTGCAAAGAAGTTGCCCTTCAATTGGTTTAAGGTTGTAGTTGATGTGTTCTCCGACTTCCTTGTTGGCGAACCTCCTGTATTGAATCTTCCAGGGGATCGCGAGCAAGCGGAGATCGATGCGATTTCTGATAGATCGGATATCAATGTGATGTTGTGGAATGTGTGCAAGGATTTCATTTCGCTTGGCAACGGGATTATGAAAGTGCGCTTCGTTGGAGCACCGAGTCTTGAGCCAGGTGCATTGATCGAGCGCGTGAATCCTTCGATATGGTTCCCGATAGTGAACCCGGACAACGTGGGTGATTTCACTGCACATGTGCTTGCATGGACTTTCGTCGAGCAGGTTGGTACATCCCAGGCCAAGTTGCTCAGAGTTGAGATTCATACGGCTGGCATGATCACCAATCGATTGTTCTGGATGAACGCGAATATGATTGACCATGAAGTTAATCTCGCAACTTCGCTCAAGTACACTTCGATTCCACCTACTGTTCCTACTGGTGTTCCGTATCCGTTGATCTTCAATGTGTCCAACGTGATACAGGATGGCATGTCAACTGGTATGAGTGACTTCAATGATGTCGAGGATATTGTGCATGAGTTGGAGCGCAGGGTGCAGCGCATATCCTCTATACTTGATATCCACTCCCGGCCTGCGTTGGCTGGACCTGATAACATGTTGACCACTGACCCGGAGACTGGGGAAGATGTGATGCGAGTTGGCGGTAGGTTCTTCCCGATTAAGAAGGATGAGGAGCGACCCACTTACATTACTTGGGACGGCAAACTTGACGCGAGTTTCAAAGAGATGGACAAGATCACGGATATGTTGTATGCTGTCACTGACTTGTCTCCTGCTGCTATTGGCGATTTCAGCCGGGGTGTTACTCCTACGGGGTCTGCTCAGTTCCGAAGATTACTGGTCAGACCATTGGCCCGGACCAATAGGATTCGTCTTAGATTTGATAATCCCGTTAAGAGAGCTATACGTGCCGCCTCTATGTTGGATGTGAACGGTAGGATCGCGAACGCAACTGTGGTTGCGTTAAGACAAATAGGGTGGCAGGACGGGTTGCCCTCTGACCCCAGGGAAGAAGCGGTGATCGAGCAGACCCGGAAGAACAGCGGGTTGACTTCCAAGAGGAGTTCGATCATGAGGTTGGATCGTTGCACACAGGCCGAGGCAGAGGCCGAATTAGAGCAGATGTCCAAGGAACCCAAGGATCAGCCGAGGGAAAACTTTGGTGCCTTAAACGGGCCGCTGGAAGGCCGCCAGCCGCGAGATGACCTGGACCCTGGTCATCACAGAGAGCCGGAAAGAACCGGAGATCCGGTCTCGGATCACATTGATACGATGAAGTGAGGTGGTTGTCGTGGTAGAATCATTCTTGGATTTCGTATGTCGTGTTATTGAAACACAGGGCGTGGTGTCTGGGTGGTTGCTTGTTATGATAGTACAGCAGTGGGGAATGCAGCGCGAGTTGCTTGTTAAGATCTGCACTTTAGAGGAGTTCATAATGAAATGTCTTGAGACTGAGATGACTGTCAATCACAGCAGGTCATGATTTTAAATATCATGACCATCGTTTTAGTGTATAGGTTTACGATACCGTAAAAATCGGGAGATACAATATGGCCGAGGATGAGAGGAAGTTTACTCAAGCAGACGTTGATCGAATAGTAACCGAAAGACTTGCTAGAGATCGCGAAGTTCGTGAAGCGCGCAATGGTGCAAAGGATAATGGCAATGATGCAGTTCTTGCCAAGATTGCTGAATTGCAAAACGAGTTGCGTGCTGAGAAGGAGAAGGGAAAGGCAGAGTCAATCAAGACTATTCGAGATCGAATTGCGTCTGAAGTAAAGCTTCCCGCTGGCATGTCGTCTTTCTTACAGGGCGAAGACGAAGTTGCCATTAGAGCATCTGCTGAAGCCATGTTGAAATCTATTGGTCCTGGTCCGTCTGTTGGCGGTGTGACCAATCCACCTGCTGGTAATGCCGGGAAGAGACAGTACACCAAGGGTGAACTCGCGTCTATGAAACCCGAAGATATCAACAAGGATTGGGAAAACATAAACGCACAGCTTATTGCTGGTACTGTTAAGTGAGGTTAGTTAATGACGATAACAGGATTCATAGGTACGGTATGGAGCGCAAGGTTACTTGCGAATCTTAACAAGGCGTTGGTGTATGGACAACCCAACGTTATTAACAGGGACTATGAAGGCGACGTGAAAGGCAAGGGTAGTACTGTGAAGATCACCAGCATCGGTGACATCACGATTGGTAATTATACAAAGGATACCAGCATTGGTACTCCTGAAGCACTTAGTGATGCGCAGTCTACTCTTACTGCTGATCAGGCTAATTTCTTCAACTTCGCCGTTGATAACATCGATAGTGCGCAGGCTTCCCCCACTCTGATGAATCAGGCCATGGAGAGATCTGCTTATAACCTGGCCGATGTTGCTGATCAGTATATCGCTGCCGCTATGTATGCTGGCGTTGCTGCCGCCAACAAGATAGGTACAACTGCATCTGCCAAAGTTCCTACTCTGGTAGCAGACGATGGCACGCACGCATACGACTACTTGATGGCACTCGGCACTGTGTTGTCTGAAGCCAATGTTCCCAAACAGGGCAGATGGGCTATCATTCCTCCCTGGTTTAATGAGAGGCTTTGCCAGGACGTGCGGTTCTCGAATGCAACTGCGTCTGGAACTCAGGATGCGTTGATGAACGGTCTCGTCAAGCGTGCTGCTGGATTCGATATTCTCGAAAGCAACAATGTTCCTACTGTGGCTGGTACTGGTGGTGATGCTGGCAAGACACAATCGGTTGTTATTGCTGGACATCCAATGGCTTGCACGTTCGCTGATTCCATCAACAAGGTCGTTGCTTACGAGCCTGAGCTTCTGTTCGCTGATGCTTGTAAGGGACTGCATGTGTATGGTGCCAAGGTAACTAATGCAGATGCACTCGCATACCTCATGTGCAGGAAGGTGGCCTAAATGGCGAGAGTTGTTATTCCGGTACAGGATCTCGAATACAATGAGATCGATGTTGATGAAGATACTGCAAGTGCGCTCAACACAACCAGTGATATGTATATCGCTGTAGGTGATTGTGTTGACGAGCGGATGTTCCTTCGCTTCAACATTACGGATGTTTCCACCAGTGACACGGTTACTATCAAAGCTGGTGATGGTCCCAACTCCGGTCTTGGTGATCTTAAATGGGAGTGCGATGATGGTACAGCAGTTGTGAAAATCATCGGTCCACTTGAAACCGCTCGGTTCAAGATTATCAATTCTGCAACTGACAAGGGTAAGATACTGGTCGATCTCGATGGTGTTAGACTGGCCGGAACTGTCCTTGGTTACAAGGTGCCCAAGTAGTTGGAGCATGGTGTTGCATCATGCTCAACTATCTACTTTTTTCAGAACCTATTGATCACGCATTCAGACCAATAATCAAATCTGGTTTGTATTGTTGGTTGTCTGTGTTTCGATCCGATGGTTCTAAAGGTGACATGCAAGCCAATGTATCGAAAGATGTTCTTGAGCAGTATGACATAGTGCATGTCAACTTCACGCCTGGTCATCGCAGTTATATCGAAGCTATACGCAATGCGCTTGGTGAACACAGTTCCACTAGGCTCGTTGCTAACATAGACTATGCTGTGTCCATGTGGGAAGGTATCAACCCATTTGATCTCAAGCGACAGTTGCTTATGGCTGATCATGTGTTTCACGTCGAATCACTTGGTGCTAAGAATCTTTCCAGATTGCTTGGCAAAGATGTTCCTGTGATTCCACATCCCGTTGATGTCAATGCTCTGGAGATCATGGCGAAGTCTCCGGGCAATCCCAGGACAATCACTTGTCAATACCATCGATATCAACCAACGTGGTCATCATACTACTATGCACTCCTTGGTGTTGATGCACGCAAAGTGTTATGCAATCTTGGTAGTAATGTGCCGAAGGATATTGACATGGAGTTGTACTTTGATCGAGTGTTTCCACAAATGGATTACTGTGATTACATCAAGAAGATACTTGCTCGCTCAAGTATCAACCTCGATCTCGCGCCGGATCGTACTGCTGGTCGTGGTGTGTGCGATGCAGCGGCGCTTGGTGTTCCAACGATTGGTAGTAGTTCCATAGAGTCTGCGCACCGACTCTTCCCCGATCTCATGGTTGATCCATTTGATCACGGTGCAATTCGCGATATGGTTGATAGGTTGATCAGTGATCGGGGGTTTGCTGACGAAGTGTCGAAACGAGCACGTTCTGAAGTTACGTGGTATGGATTGGAGGAAAGTAAGAATAGGATGATGGTGATGTTGAATGTATAGGGTTGACCCTGAACCAGGGGCTGGTGGCAAGCATGGTAATACTCGCCACAATAAAACATTTGTTTATACAGACGATACTCCTGAGAAGGGAGATGTTCTTTATTTCGATGGAACTGATTGGCATGTTCTTCACCATGGTACTGCTGGTCATGTTCTCACAACTGGTGGTCATGCAGCAAATCCAGCGTGGGCCGTAACCGCGCTCCCCGATTTCTATTCTCTTCCCATCATAACAAATTCCACAGTGTTTGATAGTTTCTTCTGTTATGATTGGGACTTGGATGTATGGCATCAGATTGGCCGAGATAATCTGTTCAATGATATCAATCATCACGTACTTGCAGGTCTTGGTGACGATGACCACACGCAGTATGTGCTCCGCAGCGTGCTCACCGAGCAGGGTAGCATAGCTTATCGCAACGCCACGGTGTGGGCAGAGTTGCTTCACGCAGACACCGCAGGCAAAGCTCTGCTCAGTGGCGGTCACGGTGCTAACCCGTCCTGGGGATACCAGGATCACGGCGTGCTCGGTGGTCTTGGTGACAATGACCACACGCAGTATGCTCTTCGCAGTATCTTGACTGAGCAGGGTAGCCTTGTCTACCGCAACGCTACCGTGTGGGCAGAGCTGTTGCATGGCACCGCTGGTCAATGCCTGTTGAGCGGTGGACACGGAGCTAACCCTTCCTGGGGATCGCCCGACCACGGCGGGCTGGCTGGCCTCAGTGACGATGATCACACGCAGTATGCTCGTCTTAATGGTAGGAGTGGTGGACAGATTATATATGGTGGCACAGCAACAGGCGATGATCTCAACCTGAGTTCAACATCGTTTGCTACAAAAGGCAACATCAACTTTGGATCACTCTCTACTTACAATGAGGTTAACAACAGATTTGGTATTGGCACGTTATCTCCGGCTTACACGTTGGATGTAGCTGGGCATGCGTTGATCGGAGGTGACCACAGTAGATTGTTGATTGGATCACCATCGTTCGGTTCCAATTTCGGTGTGAATGTTCATCAACACTTCGATAATTCTGCTAGCGATGTCTATGGACTGTATATTAACAATGTCGTTGAGAATTCTAATACCACGTATCGTGGTTTCCGTGTCTTTGTTTCTATTGACACAGGCGCGGTTGTTACTAACAACTATGGTATTCAGATAGCCAATCCAAGTGGAGCAGGCGCTATTACCAATAACTATGGATTGTACATAATCAATCAGACCAAGGGAGGCACACGAAACTATGCTATATATGCGGGCACTGGTGACAATTACTTTGCTGGTGACACCGGTATCGGCGTCACCGCACCGAGTGAAAAACTCTCGGTTTATGGGGCTATTGCCATCCTAGATGGCATGACCGCCCCTGGCACCACGAGTGGGTATGCCAAGATTTATGTGGACACGGCGGATGGAGATCTCAAGGTAAAGTTCGGTGATGGCACAGTAAAGACTTTAGCTACGGACACCTAAGGTGATATGTATGTTGCTCGACTTAATGGACGAAGAAGTTATGAATATCATGAACGGACTGATTACAATATCCAAGTTGCCCATGTGCAAGTTGAATGAGATGAAGTATCTCATCAACCTGCATGATAAGATCGGGCAACAGGTTATGACCAATCAGAAGGTTGAACAGAAGGTTGAACAGAAGGTTGAAGATATTAAGGAGTGATGTGTAATGGTCGCTACTACGCCGTTTGCAACGGTTGCCGAGGGAGATGTTTACTTATCCCAAGTTGATAATTGTTTGTTTAGTGATGAATGGTTTGCAACAGATCTTGGTGCGAAATCCCACCTTGATGTCGATTGGTTCGCTGCCGCGTTGTCTCATCTGCACTTCCAGGCAATAGACTATGGGAATAACGGGAACCTGCTCAGGTTCATGACAACGTTGGTTGGTGGTACCAATCCACCCACGGCCACGGTCGCCGGGCAATCCATTGTCATCCAGTATCTTGCTGGTGTCACTGCGGCTCAGTGTAAGACTGCTCTTGAGGCACTACCCGCCTTTGTTGCCCTCGCCACTGTCACCATCGATGGTATCGGATCAGGCGCGGTTGAAGAGATGGACACCACGTTCTTTAGCGGCGGCATTGATCCAGACCCTACCAGGGTTGGATGGAAGTTGCCAGCCCTTGCCATGGCTACCAGGAAGATCAATGGTCTCCCATTCAAAGGAACGAAGGCTGTGCCTACCCAGGTCAACGCATTTCCACGATCTTATGTCCTGCCTGATGGAAGCACCTACACAGAGACAAGTGTCCCACAGCTCGTTAAGGATGCCTGCTGTGAGGAAGCCCTTGCCATCCTGAAGTATGGGGATACCCCCAGGTACAAGCTTCAGGCCATGGGCGTTGGGTCAATTCAGTATTCTGCGACTGGTCTCAAGGAAACGTACAAGGGATCTAAGTATGGCTCAATGATATCAGGCGACGCTATGAACATGCTCCGTCAGTTCATGAGGCGCAACTATGTTATGAGGCGATAACCTTGTCTCAACACATTTTAGATCCTATTCTAAATGTTCCCATAGTCTGGTTGCTGCGTGGTTATCACGATCTCACTGTGACCGACACGGCTAGTAATATCAAGGTCATATGGGAAGATCAGTACAAAGAAGTCGCGAACGCCCAGGGCGACTATGTTATGACAATAGCCCGCATTCTCACCAAGGCGGCGGTGTGCCAGCCAGATGCGGTAGGTGGATGGTCCTGGTCTGACTACTTCCTTCGCGATGGTGTCTGGTATTACATAGCCAGCTTCAGGAGAGCTAATGATGTGGGCGAGCAGGATGTTTATACTGAGTGCCTTATCGCTCCTTTGGGTTATTCTCCATTAACCTGAGTCTCCCCATTCCTTTTTTATGTACACTTTATAGATAGGTTTATATCCCATAAAGTACACATATACATTATGCCTAAAGTGGTGGCAAAGAAAGATAAGCGTAGTGACACGATCACTGCGCGATTTACTGCGAGTGAGACCAAGCAGTTGAATAGAATTTCCAACATCAATGACATGCCATTGTCCAGACTCGTGCATGATCTTTGTATTGTAGCGATTAGGCGCGAGTTAGTTGATGATGTTGTGAAAGGATATGGTATTTCCAGAGGAGTTGTTGTAGATGAAGCCTGATCGTTTGATGTATGAGATGCTAAAGGACAAGTGTCCTGCGCTGTGTGAGGTCATCAAGTTTGAGAACGGCGTGTTTGTTTTTTACGAGATACCTGATGTTATCATAGGTATGGTCAAGAACGAATTCATGAAGCGTGGGTGCTACTTCGAATGTGTATTCGATCCATTCAACGGTGTCTCCGAAGATAGAACATACATGTTCAGTTATCGCATACATCGCAATGGCAGGTGGATCAAGTCTAAGAAAGGTGAACTCGTATGTTGTCTCGGTGCATTGCTAACCATGCTCAAAGACGAGGTGAGAATCGATGTGTGATGATTGCCTACTCAAAGCGAGCGAGATGATTTACAGAAAGATAATACTCAATGCTGGTTATCAGTTCTGTGAAGCCAATACGACTGTATGCACACCACACTGTGTCAACAAGGACGGTGTGTTGGTTGTTAGCAGCAACAAGATGTGTACAGTTCAAGTTCCTACTCTCGGCAAGGCATTATTCTTCGATGCTCATTGTATGCCCAAGGCATTGCATGATGCATGTGGTGCAGTGCTGATGAACGAGAAGGAGAATGGGTGGAAGCATGGAAATTACAAATGATTCTCAGAAGGACTTGTTTGAAGTTCTTGCTGTGCT